GACGTTTTCTCCATGACATAGCGGTCGATGTAGGGTGCAGGGAGGTGGCACTGTTTCATCAACCAACAGTCGAAAGCGAGAAAGACCTCGTCACAACCAGAATCCCAAGCAGTGTAATCGTTAGCAGTGACGCCAACGGAGGGATCCCAAAAAGCGTTGTACCAACTGGACATGTCACCAAAGGACTTCCACGCGTGGAGATACGTGGATGGCCGACGCATGCGCTCAAGGCAAGCCTCCATGTACGTAGCGAAGGGCATATCGCGGACCGTCTTCGTCAATGGAAACTCAGCGATGGTTTGACCAGCCTTGGCTGGACGATTAAAGGCCTCCGTCTTCTTAACCCACTGAGACTTCAGGAAGGTGGAAATATGAAGGACGGGGGTGTCCAAGTCCGCGCGATTGAGCTTGGATTGAAAAGCTCGCTTGGTGCGACGGGACACCCAGGAGGCAAAGGCCTTGTTGAAGGACAGGTCGAAAAGGTCCGGTGAGTAGTGTGACGGAACCTTCGACAAGTCAAAGAAACGCTGGAAACCAGAGACGAGTTGGTCAAAGCGGGCCTGCTGGGATGAGTTGAGGCTAGCCCGAGAAACACCAATGCGGAGCCTTTTGCGCTCAGAGGCTTTAACCGTTGCCTTATCACCACGAGAGTGATGGTTAAAGAGCGAACCAGCACGTTCATCCTTTTGAGATGTGTAGTCGACAGTAGGGCCGACGTTCAAAACACGCATCTCTGAGGAGGGACCGTCAATTGGATCAACATGGAGCACGGAGGTGTCCAAAGGTTGAGTGACGGTAACGGCAGGTAAGTCGAGACGACGTTGAGAGACCTTAACCTCGACCTCAGAATGAACCGGGGTGAACAGCTCAAGCGAGGATAGCGACGACGTCGTGTGGCTGATGGCAGGGGCAAAGTGGCCGAATGCTTCAGCGGCTCTGGTCACGCGAGTGCCAGCAATGGCAGCAGCTGAGAAACCGGTGAACAACGGCTCAGGAGCATCCAAACCAGCGACCACTATGGGAGCCGGGAGACCCAAACGAGCAGCCGCAAGCGGAGAGAGGGACCGCGCCAAATGGCTGTGAACGGCTCTCGCAACGATGCCGTCCGGATCATGGTATGGCGTGATAATGGACGTCTGATGACGAGCCGCCAACACCAACAGAGCGGAGACAATCAAGGAACAGCCGTAAGAAGTGGGAGTGAGGAGGGAAGGAGGAGGCATCCTCGGAGAGACGACCAAATAAATAGAACCGCGTGCTCGGGTCAAAGCAGTCCACATCATATGGTCAGTAACGGAGTCCGTGAGACCGCCTAGGTCAATGGCGATATCGCCATCGAGGGAAATACCTTGGCAGTCACGGAAGGAAATGGTGGGTGTACCGCCGAAAGCCTTAGTCTCGGCAAAACGGGGGGACGCAACCAGCAAGGGTACACCAGGGGGGGGTTTCGAGACGGTATAGACAGCCCCTTGCGAGGGGATCCAGCCCGTCAATGGTGCCGGTTGGGAGAAGCCAAACAGCTCAGTGTTCTGAGCACTCAAGCGACGCTGTTGCGTGGCATAGTGTGAACTCAGGCCGCTAAGCCACTCAGCTGTGGTTACATCATTGCGGGTAAGAGAGTCCGCAATGGGGAAGACAGCACGCCCCTGGGCCGCGTCAAACGTGATGATCAAACGCTTGAGGCCAGGATTGCACATGATGACCAGGGGAATGAAGCCCGGCCAAAGCATGGTGGCGTCGTCAAGGAACAAAGTGCCGATACAACCTTCATACAGGGGGCGAGTGAAGGAGGGGAAGGAACCGGAATCGAAACCGCGATGGAGAGGCTTAAACGTCCGCTGAATTTGGTGTCGGAGCGAATTAAGCCACGTGTGGAACCGATAGTTCCGCGGATCGAAACCCGGAGCCTGAGCTTCGGCTTCAACAATCTTCATGGCCTCATAAGATTTGCCGGTGCCAGCGGCGCCATGAAGTAAAACAAGATCGATGGGGCGCGGCTGGT